TTTAATCCTACCGCAGTATTTACTCAACGATGGGAAGAGAACTACCGTCTTGCTGACAACGGCATGCCGTTCCGTGCTGGTGGCAGGGCTACTAGAGAGTATCCAAATAAAGAGGATGCAAACTGGTGGTTGGAAAATGGTCCCAAGATGGTAGATTTTTGGATTCAGTTTCGTCAAGATAGTGGGTATCAGCCATACCAATTATCAGGTGGAGAGTTTGCTATTGAAACTGAACTCAATGTAGAAATTGGTGGCATACTAATGAAGGGATTTTTAGACAGACTTATGGTTTCACCTGCTGGTGAACTTGTAGTTGTGGATATTAAAACCTCCAAACAAGCACCAATTACTTACACACAATTAGGTACCTACGCAATTATGTGTGAGAAAGCGATAGGTGTGCGACCTGTTAAAGGCGCATACTTTATGGCTCGTAGTGGTGAACTAACTCATCCAGTAGAGTTGTCGCACTACACTGAAAAGCGTTTAGCCTCACAAGTTAAAGGCTTTAAGACGGCAGTTGATAACAATATATTTATACCACAGCCAGGCTTTATGTGTGGTACATGTTCTGTTAATCATGCTTGCTATGCAGTACAAGGTAAAGAATCACACAAATATCCCGAACTAGGAGAAACAAATGAGTGATAGCACACCAATACAAATCAACTTCAAAACTAAAAAAGATGGCATGTTAATTAACCTTCGTGCAAACGATGGTGCCGAACTTGATTTACTAATGACACAAGTTAGCGAGCGCCTTGCAGCGTTAGTTGATTTAGAAAAAACAGTTGAGGGTATGGCAGTAGTTAAAAATGCTTTCCCTAATGCACAAGTAATTAGTTCAACACCCAATACACCAACATCAGCAGCACCAACTGGTGCGCCAGTNTGTGATGGTGGCGCATGTAGTGGAGCACCAATGCGCTTTGTACCAGCAGGTATTGCTAAGGCAACTGGTCGCCCTTACAAGGCGTTCTATGCTTGTCCACTTCCACAAGGTCAGGCTTGTAACAAAAAAGTACCAGCATAAAAAATGCGCCTTCTTTCACGGGCAATCAGAACTGCATCACAGGGTGGTGCCACACTTCCAACAGTATGGCACTCACTCTTGGCGCAGCAGATAACATTTAGAAGGGGTGAAGTAAGTATGATTGCTGGTCCNCCAGGGGCTGGTAAATCTACTTTTGCTTTATCACTTGCGGTGCATGTGCAGGTACCAACACTTTACATATCTGCAGATACACACTCCCATACAATGAGTCTGCGCTTGCTTGCAATGTTAACTAACAGAACACAAGCAGAGGTTGAACCAATGATGGAGCAAGANAGGGAGTGGGCAGCCCAAATGCTTAAACCAGCAGACCATATTATGTGGGAGTTTGATTCTGCACCAACACTTAAAGATATAGAAGATGCAATACTTGCTGCCCGTGAACGATTAGGTAAAGATGTTGAACTTATTATCTTAGACAATGCAGTTGATGTTACTCTTGAAAGTCAAGATGAGTGGGGTGGTTTACGCACCCTCATGCGTGAACTTAAGTGGTGGGCACGCGATAGTGGTGCTGCTGTAGTTGTATGTCATCATACTAGCGAAGGTGTTACAGGTAATCCTTGTCCTCCACGCTCGTCATTGCATGGCAAAATTGCACAGACACCATCATTAATACTTACGGTATACGGTCAAGTAGCAACGATTGGCGTGTGTGCTGTTAAGAATAGATATGGACCAGCAGATGCCAATGGTGGTTCACCAGTTTGGCTTATCTATGAACCAGCAAGTATGCAGATAAAGGATGCGGTGATTCAATGACATGGGAACTTAAGTTAGTAGAAAACATAGGTGACTTAACTGGCACCTACGATAGTGAGAGCGTAGTTGTACCTACCAAAACACTGATTGAAGATATGGAAAAGCAGTTGAAGTTTTTACCTAAGAATTTTACTTGGACAGTGGGATGGAGAACNTATGTTTGGCAAGGAAACGGAAACAAAAGAATTTAAAGAACTTACACAAAAAGAACATGAAGAACTTTACAGAGGAGCAACTCTTACTTTCCCCGCAGATGGTGGAGAAAGCGATACAGAACTCAGACCTACCACCACCGATGAAGGAAGCATTACTTAATGAACTCCCTGAGTTTGTGGAACATATTGATGAAGCGACACAAAGAATCTTCAACCCTTCCTCCGTCTGGCTTGAGTCAATCCAGTTTGCNGACTATGTGGGTCAACTTGCACTTCATCTCAGGGAGGNACATGGAGNAGATTGCAGAGAAGANATCGCAGACCGACTTGNATTAATGAGTGAATCGTTCAAGGACTTAGCCGAGAACGCAATGAAAGTAATAGACCAATCACAGAAAGCNTTTAAAACAAATGGCACACACTAATAAAGAAACGCTATCCATAGTATGGTGTGATAATGGCACCACAGATGGCAAGTTTACAGAAGGTTTAGTTTATTCAATNATAACTGCAAGTGGTAATGGAGTTCCAATTAACAATGCTATCCGTGTACAGGGTAATCAGATAGCAAGACAACGCCANGCAGCGATTGAGATGTGGGCAAAGGTTGGAACTGATTGGGCACTATGGGTTGATTCAGATATTGTATTAACTAAAGAACATTTAAAAACTTTATGGNANACTGCGGATAAGATTGCTCGCCCCATAGTATGNGGTGTTTATTTTATATCCAAGGAAATGGAAAATTCTTTGATGAAACCTTTTCCTTGTGTCTTTAATGAAACTGNCAACGANTATGAGATTNANTATTTACACCCACTACCTTTAAACCAAATTGTTAAGATTGACAATGCTGGCATGGGATTAGTTCTTATGCATAAAAGTGTACTTACTAAACTAAATGAAAAATTCCCTGACAATTTTTTGTTTGGGGAGAATAATGAAAAGGGAGAGAAATTTATTGGTGAAGATATTTCTTTCTTTAGGAAAGTAAAAGCAGCAGGCATACCAGTTCATGTACATACTGGAGTTACTGCTCAACACATAAAACGATTCTCAGTTGACATTGCATACTACAATCTTTATTGGGCAGCATACGAAGCAGCAGAACGGAGAGAGCATGAGTCAACAAAAGAGCAACAAGCGTAGAGGTGCTAACTTTGAAATAGAGTTAGTTGATTGGCTAATGACTCAGGGTCTAAACGCCCAGCGATTGCCTCGTGCAGGGCGCAATGATGTTGGTGATGCCTTCGTGCCTGGGGTCAATGGCTCTTATGTTATAGAAGCCAAGGCTCCAAGGCGTGATGGGCGCATTGACTTATCAGGTTGGTTGCGTGAAGCACAAATAGAAGCAGAAAACTATAAAGAACAAAAGAAACTTGCTCTTACGCCAACACCATTGGTGATTATCAAAGCAAGTAACAAAGGAATAGGCGATGCTTATGTTGTTCAAAGGCTCAGTGATGTCCTCCCGAACTTCTAAGCATGACCTCGTAAAAGTACTAGAACATTACGGGTTCACTATTCCAAGTAACCGTGGTGGTTGGATGTCACTTCGCTGTGTATTCCATAACGACCATGTGAAGTCTGCTCGTTTAAACATTGATGGCGGTGGCTATAGATGTTTTGCTTGTGACATGGCTGGAGATGTTTATTCAATTATTATGAAACGAGAAGGAGTTGATTATGGCAAGGCTCTCAAAATCGCAGAGGGAATTACTGGCGAAAGCAACACAGAGTTACGAAGCAAACCTCAACGAGGCTCTACCATATCTAAAGAGTCGCGGTATAACAGAGGAAACGGCTCGTATATTCCGACTCGGATTCGTGGCGAATCCTGAAACAGGACATGAGTTATACCTAGGTAAGTTATCTATTCCATACATAACACCATCAGGTGTAGTTGATATTCGTTTTCGTAGTTTAAGTAATGATACTGGACCAAAATATCTTTCACGCCCTGGTGCTACTACCCACATATACAACATAACTGCATTAAATCAAGACAGTGGTATGTTAGTTGTATGTGAAGGTGAGATTGATACNATCATCGCCTCACAGGTTGGCTTTACTGCGGTTGGTTTGCCTGGGGCAAACAACTGGAAGCATTACTACTCCCGTGTGCTTGATGGCTGGGATAAAATAATGTTGTTTTGTGATGGCGATAATGCTGGTAGGGAAATGGCAAAGAATATCAGCAGGGAATTAGATAATGTTTTTCCTGTGTTTATGCCCGATAACCAAGATGTTAATGATGTATTCTTAACAGAGGGCGCGGATGGTTTACGCAGGCGTGTGGGTATTACACCTTGACAAAAAACTCAGCGTTTGATTTAGACTTTGGATACGGAAGAAAAGGAGAAAAACTTGTTGAAGAATTACTCACCGAAGGTAGAACTGTGGAAGTCAAGAGAGATAGAAAGTGGTACAAAACAAACAATCTATACATTGAAACTTCCTGCTATTTTAAAAAGACCGAAGCATGGGCAGATTCAGGGCTTTCAGTTACGGAGGCTTCCTATTGGGCTTTCGTTCTACAGGTATCGGTCATCTTGGTACCTACACCTGTACTTAGGTATGCCGTAGATAAATTTGGTAGGGATATAACCTGCGAAATACCACCTAATTTAAGTAAAGGTTACTTGATAACAGTGGATGATTTAATGACTGCAACAAGAGAGCACAAGGATAAGCCAACAGATGGATGAACAAGATAAAGTTTGGGAAAACATTTATAGTATAGCCCGTCAAGTGGCGAGCCGTGCTAATAGAATCCATCGTGGGCTTGTAAGTACTGATGATTTATACCAGCACATGTCCTTGTGGGCGTTAGAACACTGGCACAAGATTGAACAATGGCAGGGTGAGGAAAGTTTAAAGTATAAATTGCGTAAGACTTTCTATAACGAAGCGCAAAAATATGTAGCCAAAGAGAGAGCGCAACACTCACGCGCTCCAATGTCGGATACTTTTTATTATACCCATGTGGTATTACATGAGTTACTTCGTGATGTGTGGGAGTATGCTGGCTGGACTAGTGCACCTGATACTAGAACAGAGTTTACTTCACACTCTAGTAAACCTTCCGAAGGTGGTAATAGATTGGCGTTACTATCAGATGTATCAGCAGCGGTAAATCGTTTAAACAAAAATGATAAAGACTTGCTCCGTCTGCGTTATTCAGAGGGTGGTATGGAGTTTGCCGCGCTTGCTGAAAGTTATGAAACCACCGAAGAAGCCATGCGTAAGCGTGTTAAGCGTGCCTTAGATAAGTTACAAGATAGGCTAGGTGGTGAAGCACCAATATGGCGTGGGCGTAGGCGTATTCGTAGTAATGCCCAAGCACAAGCAGAGATAAGAAACCAAGAAGAAAGAGGGGACTGAAATGGAATCTATTTTATGGCAGTTGCAAATGCTTTTACTTGACCTAGAGTTCTATAAACTAGTGTTAGAAATATATGAAAGGCTAGGACAATAATGAGTGAAGCAATAATTATTGCCTTGTTAGCAGTAAATACTATGGCAATTATATTCTTTGTTTATAGTTATGGCATAGCAAAAAATTGGTGGCGTGATTAGTGATAATTGGTTTAAGTGGATACGCACGCAGTGGTAAAGATACTGTCGCAGAATTGTTGTGTCTTAATTACGGATACAAAAGAGTTTCATTTGCAGACCCTATGCGCCAAGCGTTATATGTCTTAAGTCCTAAACTAGATAATGTTACTCGCTTATCAGAATATGTGGATGAGTATGGTTGGGATGTAGCCAAGCAGAACCAAGAGGTTCGTAGATTGCTTCAGGTATTTGGCACAGAGGTTGGTCGTAAAATGTTTGGTTTAGATTTTTGGATTGACATAGCATTAAAGAATTTAGATGGCAGTAGCAAGGTCGTAGTTAGTGATGTTAGATTTCCTAATGAGGCTGAAACGATAAAGAAACTTGGCGGTTCTATATGGCGCATCAACAGACATAATCTTAACGCAGTCAATGGGCACCCATCAGAACATGCAATGGATAGTTATATGGTTAGCCATGTTATTTACAATGACGGAACTCTTGATGACTTAAGTGATGAAGTATTTATGTTGGCTAAAGAGTTAGACTTGGACAAATAAAAAACCCCCGCCAAAGCGGGGGCTTCTTACAACTTAATTAAAAGTTATCTACATCTATTAACCTTGTAATCTCACTCCAAACATTATCAGAGTGTTCTTCGCAAAGAACTATGTTCCGTAATAACTGCCTCGCAGTTCATACTTCAACATTAGATTACCTTGCTTGCCACAGACCTTGGTATCATAACTCATACCAATGCTATCTTCATCTGCAGTTAACGGGGTTGCTATGCAATTTTGTTTATCACTCATTTGTTTCTCCTGTCATATACCACCAACCAATTTGATTGGCTTGGTATAAGTATACTAATTGCATTTTTTAAATTTTAGTTTTTAAGTAAAGTTTAAACAGCGACACTCCCGATAATCAACTACACTTGACAGTATAAAATACTGACTTTAGAAACAAGAAAACCCAACAAGACAGGAGAGTATTGCTGGGTTTTCAAGTAGAACTATATCACACTTTTTAACTCAGCCACCTGTATTTTCATTAAGCGCCTTAATTTTTTTCTCCTGTTTGGTGTAGTGCCACCCCATATTCCGTATCTTTCATGTGCTAAACCCCACTCCAAACAAGCCGTAATTGCTGGGCAATTATCACACATCTTGTTAATCATTTTCTCTTCTGCGTATGTGAAAGTATCTTGTGTTGGAAAGAATACGCTGGTATCTATGCCAATACATCTAGCATTTTCAAATAAATTAGAGTTGTATCTTAAGACATAACGAGTTACTGGTTCACCTACTTGATTTAACATTTGTTTTTCTTCTTGTATTTTGTGGTGTTTTGGCTTCATGTCTTAATACCAATTCTTTGCTAGATGGTGGGCGTATGCTCTGCATATACCCTTCTTGCCATATTTTCTTTCAATATAAACAAGTCCAGCATCAACTTGTTTATACCCATTGAGTGTAGGTTTCGTATCTATATTTACCCAAGTAGCAGGCATGAGTTGTGCTATGCCTAACGCACCGCTTGATTTGTTGCGTGCCTTTGGTCGCCAGTTACTCTCCTTTGTCCATAATTCAAAGAGGCAAGGGTATTGTTCAAGCATATCCATTTGAATTAATTTATCTACCGCATACCTTTGATAGTCATTGTTGTAGTATGCAATTACTTTGCCTTTAGGTTGGTGATTTATGTTTACGATTGGCGTGTTAATGGTTAATAACACACCTAAAATTACTGCTGACACTATCCATAATCTAGCGTGCGGGTGTATCTGTCTTAAGACATTAAACATTTTAATCCTCATCTTCCGACATGCGGTCAGGTGTGCCACTATCATCAGGTGTGCAGTCGCACTCTACTAAGTCGCATTGACTACATGCGTATAAAGAGCGTGCCACACTATCCCCGTCTAGGTATTGAGGGTCAGCCATTTGCTTCAACCTCATTTTTTTTCAGGTCGTTAATGGTTGGCTCGTTTAATTCTTTATACATAGAGGCAAGTAACGCGTTGGAAAACTCATTGACCCTATTGTAATACCAAAACATGAACTCTTGATTATCACTCATTTGTTGTCCTCCTTTCCTGTCTTAATTCGGATTAAATTGTTTGCACTTTCTACAAGTGAACTCCAACTAAACTCAGACCAGCCACAGTCTACACACTCATCTAACATGTTGACTTTCCAGCCACACTTAGGGCATACCTTTAACATTATATTTCTCCTGTCTTAAGTAACAACATTGGTTTATGGCAGTTTAATTTAGGGCATCTAACTATGTATTTTTCCCACGATTGCTGATAGATAAATTGTTTTCTAACAGTATCACAGTAACGACATGTAAATTCAAGGTCAGGCATTGGCTTTCTCCTGTCTTAAGTTCCAGTTATCCATCTGTTCACTAACATGCTCGCTCAGTTCTTCCTCCATGCCTGTGAATTTACCATCACCAGCATAGCCATACTCATAACTCATGGTTTCTGAGTTGAATATACTTCCGTTCGGGAATAGTGCTTCTTCCCCGTCTATATCTATATCCCACTCTTTAGTTTCTTCATCAAACACTATAACAAAATGATAACGCCTTGTCATTGTAGTTCTCCTGTCTTAAGTAAGGATTACCTTTTAAGTAATCGTTGAGTGATAATCTCACGAGTGTTATCGTAAGAGTTAGAGGCTCGCCCGTCAATACCTTCTGTCCACACAATAAGGCGATGGTCATAACGGATAGTGCTACCTGCTCCGTATAAATCCATCAACAGCGATGCTCCTTCCGTATCTTTACATGATGCCACATACCCACCCGTTGGGTCGTAGACTTTGTATATTGGTGATGCTCCCATTTATTTTGTTTCCTTTTCTTTATAAGTAAGTTCATCTAAGTATGATGCCAAACTATTGCCATTGTTTGCTTCTTCGTCCCACTCAAGTGCCCATTGTGGTGATTTAAGACTGTTTAACAACTGGGTTTCATTGTTTCTCCAATACAATTCATACCCGTTAAACTCGTCCCAAAACAACAAGACTTTATATTCTTCTTATCATAATTGAAAGTAATATATCTCTTCCAACTTGTTTCTTCGTGATGTTTGCTTATTACTTTTATTTCTTGTGTCGCGTTCATTACATTTCTCCTGTCTTAAGTAATAATCTACGGACTATCCGTAAATTACTTTGCCGAGAACAGCCACCTGCATTACTGCATCAGCGCAGATACTGTCGTAATTGTCAAAGTTAAACAAGTCCATATAGACCTGCTCGTTAGCGATAGGTAAAGCCTTGGCTAAATCTTCTATGCCAATTATCTTTTCTACTCGCTTATCATTTTCATCAAGGGCTACAACTTTAACTCTGCCTACTGTTTCCCAGTCGGCATCATCTAAGTATTCAGCCTCAATAAAATGGTCGCCAAAAGAGAAAGGGCTTGCACCAAAAACTGTGCTCCACAATTTCTTATCGTCAACCTGTATTGTTATTGTTGCCATTGTATTTCTCCTGTCTGTTGGTGTTGGTAAAACATTATCATTGGCAGTTACCTGCTGTCAACTATCTTTGATGTGATGTTTGCCTCATGTTTTAAGACATAACTTTTGTAAGCGGTGAATAGTTTCTTGTGTAATTTTTGAATTGCTCTCGCTGTGCTTTAGTTAAAGATACTTGTCCCTCAAAAGTGACATCATCTTCCCAAACAATTAAAGCGTTCAACAATAATTGCAATTCTTTTTTTGTAAGTTTCATTTCATCTCCTGTCTTAAGTCATATCCGTGCCCACATTGTGAGATTAATACAAGGCAATCACCGCAATAAACTTCTTGTTTGTTGCTCATTGCTGTTCCTGTCTTGGGCAATCGTCATAAGGAAAATACTTTTGCTCCTCACACATGCACCAATTAAATTTTTCTACTTGTGTAGCGTGGGTAAGTAGTGCCAACTCACCCCAACTTATAGACATCTCACTCATTATTATCCTCCTGTCTTAATACATAAATTGGTTCAGTTGGTTTTGTCTTTTCAACCCAGCCCGTTTCTTTACTCCATCTAAGGCGTGGCTCTATATCTTTAGGCTGAACTTCTACCCATTTAAGTTTCATTTTATCTCCTGTCTTAATACATTATTTGTATAGTAGGTCAAGGCAAAATTGAGATAAGTTTTCAAACTCAACTTTACATTGGTCGGGTGTAGTCATGTCATTTAGTAGCCATATAATAGCCAGCAGTAGAGCGGTCAGTAGCCCCGCTCTAACTCTGCGCCCTCGCTTTGTTAGGTTCATGTCTTAAGCCATAACTAACGAAGGCTTGATTTTGGTAGGCGTTGGGGTGTTTAATGCCCAGTAAGCCCAGCCAATTTTTGGGGTAAAGATATAGGCATACTCAGCGCATGAACCACGAGCATATTCTAAATACTCACCAGCATAGATAAATTCTTTTGCTTCAGTATCAACCGAACCCCTGTCCCTGCCATAGGCAAGACACCAGTTTTCATTATGGTTTTTGTAATCGTTAAAGTCTTGCTTCTCTCCCAGTTCCTGTCTTAATACAGATAAGTCCCCAAGATTTAATAAAGCCTCAACTTTATCGGTGGTTTGGTAATAGTTTGCCAGCGTTTGACCTACCCCTTCAGGGTAGCCGTCATAGTGGCAGTAGATAGCCCTAATCTTGCTATCTTCCTGCTGTATTCCAATCATGCTACGAGTTGACATGTTTTGCCATTTCCTCACAACAAGGCTTGTATTCAGAAAGCACCCAATCTAAGGCTTCAACCCAGCCTGCTAATATATCTTCTGTGCCGTCTGTGGTATTAGAGTTGCGCTTGATTTCCTCAAGTTCTTCTCTAACTTCTTTACTTGTTCTCATATTATGCCTCCTGTCTTAAGTCAGATTGCTCTACTACCTCAGTAAAATCGCTGTAATAACCTGAGGCTATGTCGTTTCTAATCCACTTCTCAGCCGTCATGCTCCATCTTGCAACATCACAATGTGAGGCGTGTCCGTTCTTTGTAATCGTATAAACAGTCCCGCTTGTGGTGATGGTGTCACCCTTTGCGTTAGTCCATTTAGCCATCTTGTATCTCCTGTCTTAATTCACAAGGTAGGTATCTCCTGCCTTGCTAGTGCCCCAATGGTGTCGCGAACACCTGCCACCTGTCA